TTATAAAGGTCTGCTGCAAAATCACTCTTTGACACTCCAGAGGGGAGCGAGACAAGACGCCAAATACCATCCCACATATTTTTAGGGTCATGAATATTAGAGAGGTAACGAGCAAGCTCCTCAGCTTGACGGTAGGTCAGAACGCGCTCCTGAACGAACGACATGGCCGCAGCACGGGCCTGCTGACGCGTAAGTTCAAATTTCTGAGAACGAAGAAGCTGTTCGGTCTCCTCCTGAGCCATCTTAAGCAGGGTGTCCTGCTTGAGATTGAGGGCTCTATGCGGCTCAGTCGCCGCCTGGGCTTCAGCAAGCGAAGCACCTGCCTCAAGGGAGCGTTTCTGAGCACCACGAAGAAGCTCTACAGTGATCCGATCAGCATCAGTTTTAGCAGCGTTGGAAAGTCGTTCCAAAACTGACGCATTAATCTCAGCAATCTTAGACTGCTTGGTATCAAGATCCGCAATGGCATTGGCCTCGGCATACTTGGCTTCAGTTTCTTTGAGAATATTACTGAAGCGCTTAGATGTAAGTTCTTCACCCGCAATAGATTTTACAATGTCAAACATAGAGTTTGTATTCTCCAAACCGGTAGTCTCAGCCTGAGTCTTAAGGGCTTGCGACTTGGTGAGTTCAATATTAGCCTCGGCCTGAAGAGCTGAGAGGGTCTGCTGAGTGGCATTACCAAAAGCACCCACAAGGGGGCTAGTCGGAATACCACCCGGCTGTGAGAAGGACTGCGCAGAAGGCGTCGAACCACCATAGGAGCCAGGATCAACAGAAGACGTCTGAATACCTCCGACATCAGCGTAGGGAGTAAACCCGGCCGCAACACGCGCTCGACGCTGAGCGGCCGGGGAATTGTATTTCTCCCAGTACAAATTATTCTGCTGAGCTTCTATCTGAGCCAAATAGTCCGAATACTCCTTCTGATAACGCTGCTGCTCTTTGAGGGCCCACCGATTATATTTCTCGGCACGAGCATTCATCTTAGAGGCAGCAGCAGCCGAACCACCAGCAGCCGCAAGGCCACTAGCACCGGCAATAATCGCAGAAGTAACAAGGGCAGACATAACTACTTGTCATTTTGTTTACCCAACTCCTCCTTGTGACGCTCGGCAGAAGTCTCACCAACACACTCGGCAATACGCTCGATGCGCTCGAACTTATCAAGTGAAAAATCCGAGCTAGGATCCGTCGAAAGGGTCGAAGCATCCTTGCCAGAAGGCTGAATCTCATCGTAAGCAGAATCACCACGGACAGCCTGCGTATCACAAGAAAGAAAGCCAAAGGTGTAATACTCATCGAGGATCTCGTTCATATTCCTGGCACCGACAACAAACTCATCGGGCCGGGAAGCACAGTTGCGAACATGATAAGAAGCGTGCTGATCAGCACAAAAACGAACGCCAACGCGCTGCGAAAGGTTGGAATAAAGACAACCTACATGCGGGTTATAATTCTGTTTTGTTTTCATAGCGAAAAGGTTTAGAGAGTTGTTGCAACATTGACCTTCGACTTCTCGCGGAACACCACGATGTCAGCAACATTATCGAGAATGAAATTCTCGGCAGTGGCCCGCTGATCGTAGAAGACGTAATTGAAGTCACCACACAGAATGTAGGGACACGAAGAGGGCGATACGTAGATCCGCTTGAGGAAAGCCGTAAGACGCTGGAGAGAAAGTTCGTCAACTCCGGTTCCAGCGGCCGTAACGAAGTCTCCATAAGCCTTAGTGTCCATGACGGAGGAGAGAGTGCGACCGTAATCACGAGAAAGAACCCAGTAATCAAGGTCGTTACAGAGGCGACCGTGAGGCTTCGAGACAGCCGTCATGAGTTCACTCCAAGCGGGTTCATAGCCGACGTAATTGACATCTTGCCGCTTAAACCCGGGAATAGAGAGAGTACCGTTGGTATAGGTCGGGTTTGTAGCGCCAAGATTATGAACCTCGCCAAAGACCGTGGAAGCCTTCAAGCCCTGCATCGCAATATTATCGAGCGCAGGAGCATACTGCTGGCCCAAGGAAATTTGCCTCGAGGTAGGATTGATGTAAGACGGATAGTAAACCCGCGGAACAATGGATGTAATCTCCATGAAATAACCATCATCATTAAAATGATAGTTACGACGACGAAAACGAGTGCCGCCAGAAAGCTGGCCAGAGAAAGCACCAAGCGGCGAGGAATTATCCTCGAAGCCCGTCGTCTGGTAGAGCGTATTAACATTCATGTCGAAGGAATCACTGCCAAGGAAGGCCGGGCAAGTATTGTCCTGATCGAGTTTGACATCGAACTGAGACTCGTAGAAATCCGAGTTACGACCACCGCCGGCGAAGGCAAGATCCACGTAACGCTGCATGCGAGACGAGAAAGTGATATTACGCATCGACACGGAATTACCCGAAACCGAAACATCGACAGCAGCATTGACGAAAGAAGAAGTCTTCAGCCAGGCCTCGAGGTAGTAGGACGGAAAAGCACGCTGGAAAAGAGATTGCCGACCAGTGAAGAATTTCCAATTGAACACCGAATAATCAACAGCCTTCAGAGCAGCTTCGACATTCGTAGAATACGAGGCGGAATCATCCTCACGAACAGCCGGAGAAGTATTCTGCGTGGTTTTGATGGTACGCAAATAGTTCTCCAGCTGGGGAACGGACAGGTAGTAAGGATATTCCAGCGCAGAATCGGACACAGTACCAGCCAAAGAGGTAGGAACCATATCGTATTGCTGGTTGAGATAGTAGTTGTAATAGATGTCGATATAGCCGATATACGGCGTAAGATCGATAACACCCGTGACGATAGATCCCGGAGCTTCGCCCATGTAATCGGCAAGAGAACCGGGGGCGACAATATCACCAAGAGCCCCAAGAGGCAGATCTGTTTGCACATCAGAAACCGGGATGTTGATAGCTTGACTCGAAGCGAGGAGGAGCTCGAAAGGAACCTGAGGCGCCATTGAAGGCTTATAGACAGTATTCGGAGTATCAGTGATACCCTGAAAATTAAGCTGACGTTCGACATTGTAGATCCGATCGGGAATAAAAAAATACTCCTTCTTGACACATACATTGCCCATGAAGGGGGCCACGATCGGAAGAGCCTGAACGCCTACACCGGGCTGAAAGCTGAAGTCATCACCAGCAACAACACGGGTCACGTTGGTGGGAATCAGAGTACCCCAGCTTGCAGAAGTGGGGTTACCGGAAAGAAGTTTAAACCGGGACTTCTTATTTCGCTTACGCGAAAGAAACATCATTGCCATAAAATAGATTGTTTTATAAGTTGTTTTTTATAATAAGAATAAGTAGGATAAGTCCTCAAAACATATTCCCAAATAAGCTGCGGAACGAGAGAATCGTTGCGACAGCGAATCTGATCTTTGGTAAAACATGCCTGCTTATAATAACGAGGAATACTGTAAGGGTGATTATCGATCAAGATAGAGAACCACTGTTTGCAACCGGTCATCATGTATGCTCGAAGGGCGTCCTTCTCCGATTCCGACAATCGGCCAAACCCATGAGAGACATACAAACGACCATGTAGATCTAAAATTTCCTTTGGAACGTCATTCCGATGCACAGCAGACTTCTTTGTGATATACTTCATTGAATAGCGAACACCACCGAAATGGCGAAGAGGACTAACCCAAGCAAGGCCGAAGGACATCCAGTAATGACGAACACGCCACCAAGGCAGAGGGCATCCAAACATGATCGCATGGAGATGAAGTCGATGCTCAGAATGAAGCCGACGTTGAGCTGCGCGCTTACCGTCAGCAACTTCCAGCACAAAAAGATAAGGAAAAGAAATCTTGCGATAACAAAAGCGACCCGTATCGGGATTTCGATAACGGAGGAGCTGATCCTTACGCATGCGGTCTATAAACCGACGAATAAAGGCGTAGGGCTCCTTGCAAAAGGACTCATAGAATTCTGGTTTGAGGGTAAAAGTGCAAAAATAGGAATTTGAAAGGTTGTAACCGAGACGCTTATAGATGTTATGAGCACGAACAAACCAGTGCTGCTGACGTTTCTTAATACACTGAACACACTTGCCACAGGGCACCTGAAGCTTATAATCCGGCTGATTGGAGAACTGAGGAATCTCCACGCCAAGCTGGTCGGCAAGTTTAATGTAGTGCGGATTCGTAACCCGCAAAGGCTTGTTACACATAGCTCAAACAAACTACAAAAAAAGATCTACAGCTACAGGTGTCGTCCGCCGATTACTATGTTTTTGACCTTTGGACGGGGTTTTCCTTTTCTTCGGCCGCCGCGACGAGAACGACCGAGAGGCACTGCAAGAACCAGAGAAGCGAGCGTAAATGAAGAAAAAGAGGTCTGAGATCCTGAACTCATAGACAACACGGTTACACTCGGAGTCGAACAATCCTTGTTCGATGGTGAAGTAAAATGGCACCTGAGCTGCGACAATAGAATCAACTGCGGTTTGGATCCGAACACGGTCTGCCAAGGCAAACCGGAAAGAGATGTAGCCACCGTCGACGGCATAGTCGGAGCAGGCGACGAAGAGTGTTTCCACGAAATGAGCTCGAGGTTCGAACTCGAAAGACTGCGAGAGAGTGTCCCAAGATTCCTTGTTAAGCATGATAAGTCACGAGATTTGATTTTAGATTCAACCTGCACGGTATCATAATGAACACCGTGACGGAATACTTTCTGAGAATAGCTACACGATACGGTGAAGTAGGCAGCAAGAGCGGCGATTATAGACGTTATAAGCGTCCAAAAAGCCTTGGTACGGTAAAATGGTGTTTTTTCCATAAAAAGTGATTTAATGAGTAATTTAAGTGCCCTACGAGACAAATATAATGAATTTTTGCATCGATGCAAAGCGTTCCATTTTTCAAATGCAAGAAAATTGTTTTTTTCGACCAAAAGGTCAATTACTCGGAGAAATCGACGAATTAAAAAGGCCTGAGAAGTGTATAGCGGGGGAGAGAGTAAGGACGCAAAACTGTGCCTGAGCTACTTAGCTCTGTCATCGCACGCACGCGAAGCGCGCGCGCGCGTTAACAGATGCAGACAATCTCATGCACGGGGCTCCTAACTCTCTCCCCCTCGCACCCCCTCTCAGTCACCTAATGGAATTCGCTACGCTCATAGATTTTTATTATGACTTTGAGAGAACCGATGCGGAACCTCACGAGGACGCTGTTTCCACATCTGGCATATATAGGCAAGAGAGAGGGCCTTCTCTCAAAAATGAGTATTTACGGGCGCGATGGTAAACCATCGCTTACGTGCCAGCGGACTACGTCCGCGACCATGGCACATTATAGAGGTGCTAGTCGCTACCTGGCGGTGCGGGGTAAGACTGCAAAAGGAACACGGAGCGTTACAAGCCAAATCGAACTGATTGAACGCTCTCGAGCAGGACTTTGCGGGAACAGAGAGGCCCGGATGCGTGCATCCGGGCCGGAACAAATTAAACCTAACGGTT